ACTAATTCTTTTTGTTCATCTGTCATATACTCTGTATCTAATTCTTTGCCTTCAATTGTTATCTTTACCATTATGCTGCCTCATCTTTGTTATTTTTTAAGATCTCTGATGGATCATATTTTTTTACTAACTTCCAGTAAGAAAGAAGACTGTTGAACATCGACATATGTCTTACATGGGTTTCTTTATCCCACCTATGTACCGCTATCAATTCTGGGTCTTCTCTATCTACAAATATAGATACTCTTTCTGGTTCTTTAAAGTTACAGCCTTCTGCGTAAGCAGATAGTTGCATCCCGTGATCGTCGTAGACAAGTTTAGATGCCTGTTTATCTTTTAACCCATCTTTAGTCTTAAAGTCAACAAATATTCCTGATTTAGAGTACAAATCTATCTTTCCTCCGTAACCATCTGTTGAGCAGAATGAATCTTCCGCAACCCATTCTTCATCAGGAAAGTTTTCATCTAAATATTTCTTAATAACTTTATAGGCTTTCGTTTCTTTACCACCCATAAACCCTTGTTCAATCATAGCGTGTATAATTGTACCACGTTCTGCGGCTTTTCTGCCAATCTCTTTAGAGTCTTGCTTACATCTGTAAGTAAAAGCAGTTAATGTTTCGTTAGCTCGTTGCTTTAAAGTTATTGCAGAGTGAAGTGCTTGATTTATCTTCCAGTTCTCAAGAGACGGCTTTGCAGCCATCCCTATTATTGTTGTGACAGAGGGAACATACCCGTGCTTTCTTGCATCTTTAAGAGTAGTGTTTCGCTCTGTACCATTGGCTCCTATGATTGTATAGGTAGCGGCTCCTTCGCTATCATACCAATGTCCTGCCTCAGATAACTTTTCCATTAAACAGCGGTTCCTTCGATGTCAACAAAGTCTGCGACCAAGTCTTCATCACTAGCACCCATATCTTGTTTATTATGTTCGTCCCACTTAGCTAATATAAAAGTATTTGACCACTCAATCCAGTCAAGGAAAGACTGAAATGTAGTACTGTCTTCTTCTATTAAATCAACTTTATTTTTTACTGTAAATGTCATAGTAGCAAACGTCGCTCCTGTAGGCATTGACTCTGCTATTGAGCCTAGTTCTACAGTGTAAGCAATAGGCAATGCACCTGTCTTAGATATAGACTTAACAGCCGCATCAAGAGACTTAATACTTGTGTTATTCTTTATGTCTAAGATAAATGGTATTTCATTATCGTAACCTTTAACAGGCTCTCCGTTGCTGTTCATTGCGCCACCATTAATCTTTATTGTACCAAACAATACTTTAGTACGCTTAACAACACGCATTATATCTTTAGTTTTCTGAGGTAAGTTTTCCCAATCAGTAACAAAACCTTGAGGCCTACCTATGTTAAAAGTACCCCTATTATCTTTAAGGTCAGACTTTAAATCATTAGCTAATACGGTCCTATCCATTTTATTGTTTTCAGCATCCCACTTTGCATACTGTTGCCGCATTGCAAATATACGAATACTTGGTTTAGCTACATAAATTATATCTTCATCTATCTTGAGAGAGAAAGTACCAACAGGTAACACCTCTGTATTCCTAAGTTTTCCTGCAACCTCTACCTCGCCCATCAAAGCTGTATGTAGTATGTTTAATCTAGCTAGACTAGATGCCTTTTGTGGTCCTGCAGAGGTATCTACCCCCATCATCTCAGCCATTGTTCGACCTGAGTTATCGTTTACTGTAAGTTCCATATTCATTGCGTATACCTTTTAGTTTTTTAAATGTGAAAAGAGTTATAGTTATACTCTCATACGTCCTTTGTGTCAAGCCAATTCGGGCCTATCTTAGCTTCTAAAAGCATTGGTACATTCATTTTTACATCATATGCCTCCTCGATGATTTGGTCTAAGTCGTTGTTCATATCTTTTATAATTTGTATTACATAATTTGTTTCGTTGGGGTGGACATCAATTACAGTTGAGTCATGTACAGTATTAACTAAACAAGACTTTAACGGCTTCAATCTTTCATCCATTTCTAATAGCACTACAGGTACAATATCTCCTGTCGCAAACCCTTGGACTGGATAGTTTTTTATCATAGTGAAATGCGTTGGTGTTCCGTTCTGCCTACGCTCAACATCAGGAAATGCATACTGGCGGCCTGATGGTGTAGTTATCTTGCCTTGTCGTATTGCTTCATTGCCTAACTTCTTATGCCACTTAGCTATACCGTCGTACTTCTGGTTAAAGTGTCTATAGTATGCGGCCTCTGCTCTGCTTCTACCAAACCCACTAGCCCCGAAGAGAGGAGCAAATGTATGCCCCTTCGCTACCTGTCGTGTTGTTGGTTGCCCTGCATCAGTTATAACTTTAGCTGTATAGGCATGTACGTCAAACCCTGTAGCTATCTCCTGCATTGCTGTCTTATCCTGTGACAGATATGCGGCAACACGAAACTCTAACTGTGCAAAGTCTGCCTCTAATATTTGACCGCCTTGCCATCGAGATACAAAGACACGCTTCACTGGAAAAGTACCACCGCGTGGCATGTTTTGCATATTAGGATTACGTCCTGAGAACCTACCAGTAGAGGTAATATGTTGTGTTAAACCTACGTGTAAGAAACCATCCTCTTTTGTGTAGTTACTAATGCCATCAACAAACGATGATAGGTATGTTGACACAGCCGACAATCGTTTAACATCTTCTAAGAATTGAATAGCTACAGTCATACGTTTTGTTTTAGCTGTAGCTATCAACATATCTAAAATACTTTTGCCTGTACTAAATCCATTAGCACTTACCCAAGTTTTGTTTAGTGGATTAAACCCTAGACCTGCGAGTTTGTTAGTCTGTTTTAATTGATAGCCTCTACTTAAACAATCAGGACACTTACTAGCCTTTTTAAAGTCAGAGCCATCCTTCTTCTTTTTGTATCTACTACCTATACCATTACAGGTAGGACAACTAAATGCTGTTGTCTTTCTTATCAGTGTACTGTTAGATGCTACTGCCGCCTTAAACTCAGCCATGTTATTAGTGTAGTCAAACAGATCAACCCAAACTTTCTTATCAATTATCTTCCTGCTAAATATAACCTGCGACACTTGCTCTGGACTGTTAAGGTTAACTGGAGTGTCACCCATAAGTTCTCGTATCTGTGTAAACAGCCTGCCCTCTATGTCTGTCTTCTCTTGTTCAAATTGTTTCTTTACTCCTTGAAGGGCGAGTCTATCCACCCTGATTCCCCGCATATACATTCGGGTAAGGGCTTTACAGACTCTAAAGGTAATGTCTCGAATTCTATCCATTCCGTTGGACTCGCTTTTGGAGAAGCCTTCGGTAAGAGTAGCAAGGAACAGTTCGGCAGTAGTGTCAATGTCGCAGCCAAGATAATGTGTAAGTTCTTTAAGCGGTATTTCATTGGTGTTATATCCTTCTTTGAAGTATTTCTTTAATGTATCATCCTTCTGAAATGTTAATTTCCGTCGTTCAGCACAAGCCAGTAAACTCAATGGCTGCTTCTGTCCTCGCTGTAATATATACTCAGCTAACATCGTATCGTAGATGTCACCATCATACTTAAACCCACTAGCCCATAGCCACATCAAGTCATGCTGTGCGTTGTGCATTATTAGTAAGGTGGTCTTGTCTAGTATAGTTTGTAATAGCCTGGAATTATCACCACTTCTATCTGTGTACTCAACATGATCAAACGTAAGTAAATGTCGTTCACTGGGTACATCTACATTCTTAGTACCCACTTGAACCAGAAAGTTGTTAACTTCAAACGGGTCCATATGTGTTTTGTTATTACGCTTAGTAGTTGTGTTCTCTACGTCTAAAACAATCCTCATTCTTCTGTAACGTAACCTGAACCCATACAGTCTGGGCAAGTTTCTGCATGAACGCAAGGATTATTGGGGTCGGAAGGGAAATGCTCCCCCTCGTAAACTATTCCACTGCCTTCACACGTAAAGCAATTAGTCTTCGGTTTTTCTGGGTTGTAGTACATCATATCTTTCTCTCCTTCTATGCTGTGTATTGTGCTATATCACCTGCCAATTGGCAAGTTATACGTCCGTGAAAGCCACTGATCTTATTCTTAGCTATGTTTAAATGTCGCTCTTCATCTTCCATCTCTGCTCCCTCAACTACTCTGTTCTTAGCTATCAGTATCATAAGATCTGCCTCTGCCGCTAAACCAGTTCTACTACCTTCTATCATGGATTGATCTGGGGTAGCTAATCCTTCGGCTGAAGCACTCAGTTGTGTCATCCAAAATATAACACAATTATATTGTTTAGCTAAATTCCTAGCATGAATTGCGGCATCCTTTAGATACACATCTGTCTTGTCACTAGTACGCGCGGCAAACTTATGCCCCATATCTAAGATTACAATGTCAGGCTTATCTGTTTTGATAGCTGTCTCAACCCACGACATTTCTTCCCCTGTACTATCTACTAGTGAGATGTTTGGCTTAACTTTGGCATATTTCATGTTAGCTTTAGAAGGGTTAGCTTCCTGTTCCTTTAATATCATGCCAGTACCTGCACAAGAATACCTAGCTCTAACAATTTTAGGTGGTTCTTCATTACATAAAACTAAACACCTAGCACCCTGTTCAGCAAACCCGTGTGGAGAAGCTATAATAGAGGCATGGAAGCTCGTCTTACCTGTGTTAGGTCTTGCCCCTACTACCACAAAATGACCACCAGTCACGCCCTCTACACGTCTTCTTAAAGTAGGTATATTAAACTTCCATTTTGTTTCATTTACGTTGTCTGCCCATATAGATTCTAGTGACATATCCTCATAGTATAGTTTACTGCTTGGTGTGAAATCATCCTTGTACTTATCTACAAGTTGTCGCAATGGTTCTAAAGTAGTCTGTGTACCATTAACAAAGTCAAACCCAATGTTAGCTACTTCCTCACCCACCTGCTGTTGAAACAACCTAGAGATAACTTCAGTAGCTACCTCATTATTTAAGGCACTACTGCTTGCCATCTTCTTAAATATTTTATGGTACTGCTCTTTACTTGATGTTGTGAGTGTCTTGTTAGACGCATAGAACAATGCTTCCAAGTCAGCTAGTGATAGCCCCTGATCATATTTCTGCATTGCATAGTCTAATGTTTGTTTTACTTTCCTTACATCTTTAGTGAATATTTTATCTGGGCATCGTATCCCTTTGTGTAGTTCATAGAAATCTTTATCTAATAATGTTTTTAGTAACGCTACTTCTGTCATCCTGTACCTTTCGTCTTCTTCCTAAATATGCACCCTGCCTGTCCCAATTAAAGTATCGCATAGGTAGAGGCCAGTAGTACCATCGCAACGGCTTTGACTTACCATCATTCCAACACTCCTTAACTGCTCCCCAACGTCCTGTCTGACACAAGCCAACACACGCATCATATGTTTTTGGGGGTACAGGCAATACAACACGTACCGCCTGTATTTTTAGTTGTTCTAA